TTAGCTATATATCCATCTCTTACGAATGCTCTTGAATCACCACCTTGCCAAGTAACGATTCCACGTTGAATAGCGACACTTGTATCAAAAGGAATATTAGGTAATAGAGTGTTTATCTTCTTTTTAGTTAAGAAGTCGAAAAATGCCATATTATTAGAATTTAAACAAAGTTATGATTTTTACATCAAAATACACTTACTTGAAATCTTGGTGAATATTCAAAGAACATTCTCATAGCCAAACAATCGCTAAAATCTGGTGAACGACCTATTGCTGCTTTCACTTTATCTTTAGGAATTACTCCTTTCTTCATATCGTTATCTACCGACTTTTGTTTGACTTGTTCTAGTTCTTGAATGATAGTTTGTTTTTGTTTCCCATCTGCCTGAATGTAAAGTTCTGCTTTGTTAACCATATCTGCTAATTTAAAATAGCATTGAGATTTTAAGTTATCAAAGTTTTCCTTTTGTCTAGTTACTGGGTTTACTAAAGGAGAACTATTATTGACAAATCCTTTACACCTAAGAATATCTACAACTCCACCTCCAACTCCATCCTCATCGCAAACAATGTTAGATGTAGGTACTTTATGTTCGGTTGCAAAGTTCTTTATAAGTTCAGCGACCTCAACAACTGATTTACCATTGAATTGATAAAACCTAACACGAAAGCCACTCCATATACCAATAACAGTACTGTCATTACCAAAACGTGCCACATCGCAAGTAATATAAGAATCCCCAACAGGAACAAAAGAGTTACTGAAAGAATCAAGTATTTTATCATAGTCTATAAGTTGTGCAGGGTCATCAATGTATTCCCAATTACCAAATAAAAGCCTCTCCTTTGAAACACTATCCAAAGTTAGTAAGTTCTCTTTGTAATGCTTAGATATGTAAGGGTTATCATCTATTAAAGAAGTAATAAATCTTTTATTCTTAGATATTGTGCCTTCTTGTTCTGGTTTGTAGAACTCCGAGTAGGTCCAGTTCTTTGCTGGGTTACAAGTGTAAAGAATCTTAGGAACCAAATCGTTCTGATCTAGTTGGAATCTTATCCTTGATTTAATAATATTTCTAGCCTTATCATCTACTTGGTTAGCCTCATCAATAAAAGCATCGGTAATCTCTAATGAACCTAATTCATCAAAGTTAGGGTCTGAAGGATAGGCAAATAAATCTTTAAGTAAGATTGTAGAACCATTAGGAAATTCTATTTGACTAGATTGTCCGTTATACTTATAATGCTTGTTGGCTTCTAGTCCTTGCATTTTAGCTATCTGAAAGAACGATACTAATGTAGTTTCTTTAAGTGTTTTAAGTATGGCACGACCTATTAGTCCTCTTGTATTGGGATATTTTAATCTTTGTTTAAGCTGCCAATAGCAACCTAACGCAGTCTTACCACCTCCTGCTCCTCCTCCAAATAGAATCTCATTTGTTGTTTTATCTTCTAATAGGTCTAAAGCAATTGTTTGTTTTATGGATAATTCCATTATAGGCTACCTGTTTTTTCAACGTAAGTTTTCTTTTCCTCCCAATTTACTTGCAGTCCTCCACTAAGTTCTATCTCGTTGGTTTGTTTTGCTCTACCTTCTAGTCTATCAAGTATCTCTTGATAAGCCTTTAAATCGCCTTTAAATGCCTTTTGTAATACCATCATATCTAATTGCTCTGCCACAGTAAACTCTTCTTTCTCTCCTGTAATTGGGTTTGTCTTTACTTGGACCAGTTCTAATAATCTTAACAATCTAGTCTTGCTATTTGGTATTCCTTTAGGTCTGCCATTAGGGTTTGCAACCTCCCCTTTCTTAAATGGGGTTAAATTTTGTTCGTTAGCCATAATCTCACTATTGTTTCACTATTATTGCAAAGTTACTCCGTTCTTCTTGATTTCCAATGTAGGGTCTAGTTTACGAATCCTATCTACAATAACTTGGCAGTATTTAGGGTCAAATTCCATAATTCTTGCCTTCCTATTTAATTGTTGAGCAGCTACCATTGTTGATCCACTTCCACCAAATAAATCAAGTACTAAATCATTTTCTTTGCTACTATTTTTCATTGCTCTTTCTGGTAATTCAATAGGCTTTTGAGTTGGGTGATATTCGTTTTTACTTTCTTTTTTTAATTCCCATACTGTCTTTTCATCACTTGCTCCATACCATTGTGGAGAATGACCTTCTTTATAAGCATAAATACAAGGCTCATAATTTGGTATATATTGAGACATAAATGCACCTAAACCACTTTTAACTTTATACCAACATATTACTGCTCGTACTTTTAAAGATAGTTTTGAGAATGAGGCAAATGTTTCTACTGCTTTACCATTAGCATACCATATATAAAAAGCTGAATGATGGTGCGAAAATAGTTCTGCATTTACTAATGATTCATAGAATAAGTCAGTCAAATCTTGTCCTTGTAATGTATCATTTTCAATTCCTGTTCTTTTCTTTTTGTTATGACCACCTTCATAGCTTACTCCGTATGGAGGGTCAGTAAATACCATATCAGCCTTTTGTTCATTCATTAGCTTTGCCACTTGGTCGCTATCTGTACTATCCCCACAAAGCAATCTATGTTCGCCTATTTCAAATAAATCTCCTAAGACAATATCTGTTTCAATACCTCCATCTGGAGCTGCAAAGTCATCTTCTTGTGCCTCTAGTACCTCTGCATCAAAGTTTGGTATATCTAAACCCCATTCGGTTAGTTCTAAAGCATCCCAGTTATTAGCTAGGTCATCCCAGTCCCATTCTCCGTAGCCTACATTATCTTTTACAATAAACTCTTTCTTTTTATCCTCTGATAAATTGTTTGCGTGTATTACTGGAACATCGGTAAGACCAGCTTCAAGACAAGCCTTAAGCCTCATATTGCCACCTAAGACCATATTGTTCTCATCTATTACAATAGGTCTAAGTTCTAGCATTTGGGGAAAGTCTTGAATAGACTTTACAAGTTGCTTAAACTTATGATCCTTAATTAATCTAGGATTATTAGGATTAGATTTGATTTGGGTAATTAGCATCTGCCTTGTCTGTTATAAGGTTTAGTAGGTTTGTCTTTAGGACCATTGTTCTTTTTAGCCTTTCCTTTTTTCCTTGCTCCAAAGGAGACCTTGCCATTAGGATTTAGTTTCGCCATACGTTTCGATTATTTCGTTTAGTTCGGTCCTAGTCCATTTCTTTATTAGTCTGGACTTACTTTCTAAGTGCATTACCATATTTTCGCCTATCTTATCTATTAGGTTCTTTCGGTAGCCTATTAGGTGGAATTGGTCAAACCCATTACAAGCCTTGCACTCTCCGTTTACATTGTACTCATCAAATCTTAAAGCTGAACTATTCTTGACAGGCACATAATGACCTGCATCCATTTGGGAGGTATCTTTAGTAGAGCCACACGATATGCAAGTAAAGTAACCATTTTGACTATCTCTTTGTCGTATATAACGATTAAAAATTGTTTGTGTCTTTCCTGTAAGTTTTGGAATGGTTTGTAATGCCATACCACAAAATTAGATTATTTCTTAATACGGAACGCTATTTGTCTATTTTGGTACTCAAATCTTTTCTTTTTGACTGGGTTTAGGCTTTCCTTTATTTGGTACTCATTTACACCAGTTATTCTTTTTGCGTAAGCTATTGACTTAAACTCTATTTCTTCTTTGGTATCTATAAATATTAATCTTATTGGTTGTGCGTTCTCGTGTCCTTTTATCTTACTCATATTTTTTTATATATTCTTTAATCTCTATGTAAATCATTACAGAGCAATAAACCAATATAAATACTGGTACTGATATAAAGAAGAATTTAATCATTCCTAATGTTTCTTTCATTTGTCTTTGTTTAATGGTGCGTTTCTCATCTCATAAATTATCCAAATCCAAAGGATAATCAGTACTAATAGTGTTTCTTTCATTTTGGTATTTTTTAGGTTTATTCATTTTTACTTTGCCTTTCTCTGTCATATAGATTCCTTTAATGGATTCTTTAAACTGTTCTTTTTCTTCTTTGGTTATGTCTGGATGATATTTGATTCTGATAAGTACATCTTGAATAGGTATAAAAGTTTCCATTAAAATAATTTATTTTGCATTATATAAGTATTTGACCATTGACTTGCCATTGCTTCTGCTATGCCCTTAAATGTTTTACTTCTTAATGTTCTCCTTTCTTGTGGTGTTTTAGCTTGTTGTAATGCTTGATAATACCACATAGGTTGCCTTTTAATTTTACCAGTTTTTCTATCTTTAAATTCAAAGAATTCACCCTTAGAAACAATATTGGTGGGGTTTAATTTAGGTAAATTTTTAAGCCATAAACAAGTTGATTTACTAGCAGAATCCCCAAACATATATGGTTGTATTATTTGATCTGGTTTTCTTATTTTGCTACTAATAACACTAATTGGGTTTTCAATCGCAATTTTTTCTATATTAACATTCATTAATTTTTGTACAAATACTAAGGCTAAATCTCTCTCTCTCTCTCTCTCCATTAATCGTGCCATCTTTATTGTATAAATGTCTTGCTCCACTTACAGATAAATAAGTACAAGGTGGATGTGCTATCATTAAATCCCATCCTTGATTTATGTATTTAAAAACATCTCCTTGCAAATGCCATTCTGGATATCCACCACTACAAGGTAAAATATCGCAAGAATAAGCATCGTGTCCTAATGATCTAAATTCTTTAGTTACTGCTTGAGATTCCTCACAGGCTATTAATACTCTCATAATTCGTTATCGTAATAAAGTTTAAGGGAATATTTTTTGCATTGTTGTCTCATAGTTTCCTCATCGACTAACATATCCTCTGGCTTCTTAGCCTGTGCCAAATGATAGGCTTTTACTTTAGATTTTATGTACTCAGCTTTCTCTGTGGTTATCTTTAGCAACTTTCGTTTCCATAGGTAATCAAAGCATTGATAGTTTAGGAATCGCCAGTCCTTTTTAGATGTTTTCCAATACTCGGCTTCCTCTCGCATTACTTGTTCTTCATCTACTTGCATTTCTATTTGTTTAGGTTGTTCTGGTTCTATTTTGTTTCTTACTTGTACTGCTATCTTCTTATAGGCATTCATTACCTCACCAATTAACTTAGGGCTAAAGTTTATATGATTGCCGATAGTAAATTTATCCTCTGCAAACATCTTAAATGCTACTCCCAGTTCCTTTAGTTTGTATTGTCCATAAGATTCTATTGTAAATGAAACGCATAGATTAAATATTTGATTTGTTGGCACTTGCATCCCACTTAAAGCAATACAAGTCTTTAAATGCTCTGTTACTTCTATTCTGGAGCATTTGCCAATGTGCATCGATTCCATTGCTTTATAAACCTTTAATTCATCTCTATCCAAGATTTTTAAGTCGTTCCCATTCAAGTTCTGCGTAGCTAAGTTTTGTACTAATAGTTCGTTCAATAATTTCATCGTTGAAAGATTTGTTGTTTAGATAGGTTGTCGGATGCTTACGGAATTGTTTATCAGGGGTTGATTGAGCATATACTGGTGCGTGTTGTAAAGCTAAAGCCTTTTCCTCTTTATTTAAAGTTTTCCAAGCCTTTTCTGCTTTGTCTCTAGATTTCTTATAATCGTACATATCCCAAAATTCCTCAAACTGCTCATCTAGTATTTTAGTTTTATTTATAGTTACAGTTCTAGTTTCAGTTTCAGTTTCCATATGCTCAGCATATGCTTTGCTAGTGCTTTCGCTTTTAGGGGTTAATGCGTTGTTTCTCCTACTTTCTGTAAACTTTTTCCTACGAATTGTCTCGTTTGACATCTTTTCGTTAAGGTAGAATCCATCCTCCATCTTGAATTTTTCCCAAATGTCGGAATCATATGCAGAGCATATGCTTAGCATATCCTTATCCGTTAATCTTCCTTTTTGATGCTGGAGGCATAATAATCGGATGTATTTGCCAACTTGTTCATTGGTCATAGTAAATGTTCCACTTAGAAAATCAGAAGTGTAAAACAATACTGCTGGGTCTTTAGCCATAAAATAAAAAGGCTCTAGGCATTCCCCCCAGTAGGATTAGGGGTTCAGCTTCGAGCCAATAAGTTTAAAATTAGGTATCCTACACCTATTGCAAATATAACCTATTTTAATGAATATTGTGCAATCTGCTTCTTGTTCTCTAGCTTAATAATCTTAGTTGCTATATTCATTCCATCATTTCTTAGATCAGATATTCTGGCTGCTAATCTAAAGCAACCGAATTTAGTCAAGGCATCTAATGTAGTTAGTTTCTTACCTTTGTTTAGGTAGTCTGCAATTTGTTTGTTTTGGCTCATAGTTTTTGTTTTTAGATAGTTAATTAAAACGGCAAATCATCTTCGCTTTCCTGTTGGTTTACTGGTGATGCATACTCCATTTTAGTTTCTGCTTTAGGCTTGTAATCATTAGGATAGATTTTGTAATCTGGTTCTTTTGATTCAGGCTTTTTAAATTGATTTACCCACATTGAGTAACGTTTGTCCTCAATAGTAAATTCAATTACTTCTCCTTTTGATGTTGTTTTTTTCCAAGCACCATAGTTTGTTTTCTTTTCCATTTTTTATTTGTTTTGTTTATTAATTTGTTCTTCTTCTATTTGATTTTCTGCATCTTGATCCTTTTGTATTTCATCTTCATCCTCCTCCTCCCAGTCGCAATGTTCTAAACATTCAGGACAAATTCCTATTTCATCCATATCGGTTTCTGCTCCGCAGCAAGTACTAATAGCCATATTAATTGTTTTTAGATTTAAAATAATTCATTTCTTCGTTCTTAATATCCAAAGCTAGTCTCAATGCTGCGTTTAATGTTCTTAGAACATAGTTTTCGCTTGACATAGATGTAGCTTCAATATCCTTGATTGATTTATTTAATTGACCTATCATTAAGTCAATGCTAGGAAATTCATTCATAGTTTTCGTATTGTTCAGTCCAATCATTCATTCTTAAGAATGGCTTAGGCTGGGTTAATAATGGGGTTGATGGGTAATGTTTAGTCTTGTATTCTTTTAGGTTTTGTCTTGCCTTTTTAAGTTCTTGGTAAGTTTCATTTATCCAAAACTTATGACAGGCACTATGTTTCCATTCCCAATAAGAAACCAAGTCTCTTAGCTTTATTAGTTTTTGATCTATCATAGTTTAGTTTTTTTGCTAGTGAATAATGCAGTAATTCCATCATTCATCAAATCTTTGTTTAAAGAATGTAACTTAGTTAACTCTGCTACTGATTCGCACATATCAATAGCTAATGTTAGGTCCAGTATTGACTTATGTTTCTTAATAAATACTGAGGCAGTTTTCTCTCCAGAGGCATCGGTATCTTTATCAGTTACCAACCCAAGAGCAGCACTTAAAGCATATCTCCTGTAATAAGTAATACCACTACCGAATGATTGATATTCATTCATACCTCTAAGAGTAATTTGTGGGATCGTTGCATTAGACTCAATTGCCTCTCCACTAATAGTGTGAAAAATAATTGTCTTTAATCCATCCTCAATAAGAAGTTGGGTAAATCCTAGATTGTGTTTCTTGAGTATCGGATTTATTACTTCAAGAATTGTAGGGAAGTCGGCATAAGTGTAGTTATGTCCAGTTGTTCCCTTGTGTATTACAGGGCAATCCTGTTGAAAGGATGCTAAAGCCTTGTAAATGTTGATAAGTGAGTTTGTTTGTAAGTTAATCATACTATGGTTTTTTGGTAAATAATAATTAAAATTAAGACTATTTTGTTAATAAGTCAAATTATTTATAATCTTTTTTATTTCTGCTAATTCATCAGAAACATCGGTATCATACTTAAGTGTTAAAGTATTGTTAATAATTTTAATAGAGTGTAAAATCGTACTATGATCTCTATTAAATATCTTTCCAATGGCACTTAATTTAAAGTCTGTTTCGGTCCTAATTATATAAATGGCTATAAATCTTGCTTTTACTATTTCTCTCTTTCGACTTTTTCCTTTGATTTGATCTCCAGTTAAAGAGTAGTATTTGCAAATCTCTTTGATTATGTTTTCTACATAATTAATCTTTTCCTTCATCGCCTTTTGCCTCTCTCGTAG